CGAATATTTGTAGAACCACAAGATTACCAATCATATAGCAAATATCAAAATGTAGTACAACATGATAAAGACAACATTGGGTTAGGTGGGGCGTTAGTATCGTGTAAAAATTACGCTAAACAACATGGGTATGATGTGATTTTTAAGATTGATGACGATGTGCAAGGTGTTGGCGAAGTTGAAAAAGATTTGGACAAAATCGCAAAGGCAATGTCAATCCCGCAGGTTTCGGCTATTAGTTTCCCATATGACTTTGAATTTTATGCCAAAACTCCTAAAATGTTTACAAGGGAAAACAAAAGAATACAAACTGCATATTTCATCAAAACAGACAAGTATCGCCCGAGTGTAGATGTTAGCACTTTTGAGGATTTTTACCAATTTATGCAAATTATTTTGAACGGAGAAAAGACATTGTATTGTAGCAAACACCAAATCAAATGTGCACCAGTTGGTGGCGGAAGTGGTGGGTTACAAATGTTTGACCGAAGCGAAATGGCAAAGAAAGAAATACAAATTTTTAAAAAATATGATTCTACGATTGATGTAGTTTCAAAACCCGACAAGCCATGGAAATACGAACCCAAATTCACAGATAAAAAATACAAAAGCAAACCAATATGAAACGCATAGACCTTGTGTTGCAACAACACGAAGCCAAGATTGGACAAGATTGCCCATATTTGGCACCAAACATTACCGAAGATTGCATTTTCTATGAGAACGGAGAGGCAATTGGATTCTACATTAAGTCAATGTCTGAAAAAGCGACAAAATTGGCGAATTTAGCAAATGCAGAATTTCAAAGTAAGCGAGTGCCAAAATCATTATTAGAAAGGAGTGATGTAATGGCGAAAGTTTATAAAGAAGGAATGTCAAGAAAAGAAGCAATGAAAAATGGGACTGTTCAAATGTCTACAATATTAGGATCAATTCCTCCCAAGCCACACATGAAACGTCCATACCCATCAATATCTTCGGTTCATCAATCCGAATCCGCACAAACTTTTATTAAAGCAATGTTGATGTTAGCCAAAGAAAGCGAATCAATCATGCACGACATATTGCCAGAACAATATGAACGCCAAAAGAAACTTTTTGAACAAGTACCTGACAAATGGAAGTTCGCTAATTTATTTACTTCCTCAATTTCCAATTACAATATATCTGCACCGTTTCATCGGGATACTGGGAATATAGTTGGTGCGGTTAATGTAATTATAACTAAAAGATTAAATGCTAATGGAGGAAACTTATATGTCCCTGATTACGGGGCGGTCATGGATAGTGCAGATAATTCAATGTTGGTTTACCCCGCATGGAAAAATGTGCATGGCGTAACGCCAATTATACCGACACATGACGGAGGATACCGAAATAGTTTGGTGTTTTACCCTTTAAAAGCATTTGTAGGATTAAAATAATTTTTTTGTTTTTTAAAAATAAAATATTATTTTCGCTTCATGGAAATAGGTCAGCAAGTTAAATGGACATTAGATTCAGTTGGTAAAATTGAATGTATTGGCGTTTTTTTACAACAAATAGATGAAAAACTATCGGAAGTTATATGCCATTATATGAACGATAAAAAGTGTATTACAAAAATTCAAATAGAAACAATCAAATTAAAAAAAATATGAAAATCTACAAAGCGGAATGTCCCGAGTTAAAAGTTCAATTAAAAAGAGAACAGATTAAAAAAGCAAAAATCACTAATTCTAATGATGGAGCTGATTTTTTTCGTGAAATTTGGGATGATAGTATTGGAATTTATGAATCATTTTTTGTGATTTACTTAAATGCAGCCAACACCACAATTGGTTGGTATCGTGTTAGTCAAGGTGGTATACAAGGAACAGTTGCAGACCCAAGATTAATAGTAAAAAAAGCATTGGATGTATTGGCAACTGCTTTTATTATGTGCCATAATCATCCATCAGGTAATTTAAAACCGAGTAATGCTGACATAGAATTAACCAATAAAATAAAAAGAGGAGCAGAATTTTTGGATATTCAATTATTAGATCATATAATATTGACTGAGGAAAATTATTATAGTTTTGCAGATGAAGGAAAAATATGAGCAAAGCATATAGACACGTTACCAAGCAATTACCATCTGAGGGGTTACCAGTATTGGTTAGCACCATTCAGGATGAGAAATACATTGCATATTTTGATGGTGATGATTGGTTTGATTATCATACAGAGGAACACATACAGAATATTGAATGGTGGATGCACATACCCATAACGCCAAATGAGTAAAGTATTAGTCATAATGGATGGCATGAGTGCCGTAACTTACCATCGGTTAGCAATGCCATGGGCAATGATTAGATTCCATCAACAATTGGATGTAACCTTTGCCATAACCAAGCCCGAAATAGAGGCAGTGAATGTACAGGAATACGATGCTATTGTAATATCAAGATACCTACGATTCAATACCAAGATAATATCCGATTGTAAAAAATACGGTGTTAAGTTTATAGTGGATAATGATGACCATTGGATAATCCCAAAACATAACCCTGCATATTCTGCATATAAGAAAAAGGCAAAGGATGGGGTAATTGATTGTATCAAGGCAGCCGATGCGATAATTGTTACCACCCCACAATTGGCAGAGAAAACACGGGAAATCAACCAAAAGGTTTACATAGCCCCGAACGCATTGGATTTGGAAGAACCACAATGGAATGCCAAGGCAGCCCATCCCTTTACCATTGGTTATGTTACAGGATCATCCCATTTGTATGATGTCAAGTTATTGGAGAATCAATTAGCACCGATTTTAAAACGCAACCAATGTAATTTTTTATTGGCTGGGTATGCCCCAATGGAACGCATATCCCAAATGATGGAATATTACATTACAGGGGAAAAGAAACGCCCGACATGGTTCTATATTGGTGAGGGGGTGAATGTATTAAACTATGGTAAGTACTACGCATTTATGGATGCCGTTATTGCACCATTGGAAAAGACATCATTTAATAAGTATAAATCGGAATTGAAGATTATCGAAGCTGCGGCATATCGATTACCCATTTTTGTGAGTGCCGTTGAACCATACACTAACCACAGAGAAAATAAAGGTGTGATTTTTGTAGAGAATAACGATTGGAGTATTTTGGATAAATATTTACAGGATAAAGCGTTATTAAAGGAGTTAGGCGAAGCCAATTACCAGTATTGTAAAGAACACCATAATTTATACCAAGTAAATGAACAACGAATCAAAGCGGTTACAGATTGAAAAGGCAACCATTGCCGATGATGAACATAATGAAATAATTAAAACTATGACACCAAAAGAAAAAGCAGAACAACTTATAGATAAGTTTTATCAAACAACCCCAAACGAAGCTTGGATTAATGAACCTATTGGAATAGCAAAAGAATACAAAGCTTTTAATCAAGCAAAAGAATGTGCATTAATTGCAGTTGATGAGATAATTGAAATGAGTGATATAAATAAAATTTTTTATTCATTCTATGAAGGTAATTGTTTGACCGAATACACTGAAGATTTTTATTGGAAGAAAGTTAAACAAGAAATTGAAAAAATATGACACCACAACAAAAAAAAGCCGATAACTTAGTAAATCAATTCCGCATAGTATTAATGCGTGAAGATACTTATTGCGGTAATGAAATTCTATGTAGTCGAATAGCAAAAGATTGTGCATTGATTTTTGTAAATGAAATACTCACTAATTCAACGCATTTGTTAAGTAGTATTGAATTGTATTATTGGAACGAAGTACAAAAAGAAATTGAAAAATTATAACCATATTGGTAATGTCAACGAAATGGTAAATGATTTGAAAATAATTTGATGTTATGCCAAACCCTGAAAACATAATACCACCACAGAAAGGTGAAGTAAGAAACCCTAATGGAAAACCCAAAGGCACAAAGAATCGTAGTACCATAGCCCGTAAGTGGTTAGAGGTGATGCAGGATGCCAAGAACCCAATTACAGGAGAGTTAGAAAAGTTAAGCCAAGAGGATTTGATAACCCTTGCAATGATTCACAAAGCAAGGAAAGGTGATGTCAATGCATACAAACAATTGATGGATTCAGGCTTTGGGATGCCTACACAACAGATTGATGTTAACACGGAAACACCAATATTTAATGGAATAAATTTGGATGTTGAAGGGAAATAAAAATTGTACAAAATGTAATCAAATTAAACCATTAATTGCATTTAGCAAACATGGGGCGGGGGGGATTCGTTCTGCTTGTAAGGTATGTATTAATAATGATTGGTCATATAGATTAATGTCAAATATTAGCAGCCGTACAAAACGTAGAATTAGACAAAATGGGGATGACCGTAAAATCATATTTACAGACCATAATATAACAAAGCAATTTTTACAAACTTTAAAGGATGAGCAACAAGGATTGTGTTATTGGTTAAAAATTCCGATTGATTTTACAATGAAAGATACATTAAGAAAACCGAGTTTGGACAGATTAGATAACACAAAAGGATATGAAATCGGCAATGTAGTATTAACCACTTTATTTGCTAATATGGGTAGGCGTGATGCCACAATAAATGAAATGAAAAGTTTTATAACAAATTATTTTAAGTAATGTTACAGAAAACCAGTGCTCAAATTAAAATAGCAAGATTGAGGAAGCGTGTACGCATCGTGCGTGGTGGTACATCTTCCTCGGTTTAACCCCCATTGCTTCGGCGGTGGGGGTGATGTTCAAAAACCTTTTCAATTATTCCTATGCTTATAACCTATGCCGTACAGAATCCAAGGCAAGAGATAAGCATTGTTGCAGAATCAATCCCACATTTAAGACGTGGTGCTATCCGTGATTTTCTTAAAATTATGCAGATGGTAGGAATGTATAGAGATTCCCAATGGAATAAATCATCCCTTACATACACATTTAGCAACGAATCGTTTATTGAATTCTTTAGTGCCGATCAACCCGACAAGTTACGGGGTGCAAGGCGTGATGTGTTATTTGTCAATGAGTGCAACAACATAGAATGGGAATCATACTATCAATTGGCAATCCGTACACGAAAGTTTATTTATTTGGATTACAACCCAGTTACTGAATTTTGGGTGGATACGGAATTAATTGGTGATGCAGATTCCGAAATGATTGTATTAACCTATAAAGATAATGAGGCATTGGATGAATCATTGGTTCGGGAAATAGAAAAGGCACGGGATAAAGCCGAAACAAGTGAATATTGGCGTAACTGGTTCCAAGTTTATGGGTTAGGGCAAATTGGCAATTTAGAGGGTGTTATATTTAGTAACTACAAAACTATTGACACCATCCCAAAGGAGGCACGATTAATTGGGTGCGGGTTGGACTTTGGTTATTCCGTGGACCCAACTGCAATTGTAGAGATATACCAATACAACAACCAACGTATAGTGAATGAGCTTTGCTATCGTACTGGTATGCTTAACACCGATATTGCCAAGGTATTACCCAAAGGTGTGCCGATATATGCAGATAGTGCAGAACCTAAATCCATTGAAGAAATACGGAGGTATGGCATCCAAATTAAACCCGTTACAAAAGGTAAGGATTCAATAAACTATGGAATACAGGTGATGCAATCCCAAGATTATTTGATAACCAAAGATTCCACCAATCTAATAAAAGAATTGCGTGGGTATTGTTGGGATAAGGGTAAAGATGGTAAACAATTACCAATTCCCATTGGTGTTGACCACGCCATTGATGCATTCAGGTATCACGAAATGGAAACATTAGGTTTAAAAAAGAATTACGGACAATACGATGTTCGCTAACAATTACAATTTCAATCGTTAATAATATGATGACCACACAAACCCTATCAGTACCATCCTGTTTAAATGACATTCCATTGGTTCGTATGCAAGAATACGAGCAATTACCAAAGGATTTGGATGAGTTTGATAAGACAATTCAGGCCGTTTCAATTTTTTGTAACATCTCCATAAAGGAAGTAAAGGCAATGCCTATGGATGTACTTAATAAAGTTGCATCCATTTTAGTTAAGGCATTATCAGAAAAACCAAAGTTTGAATCCAAGTTTGAATTGAATGGGATTAAATACGGGTTTGTACCCAATATGGATGATTTAACCACAGGGGAATTTATCGATATAGAGAATTATAACAAGGCAGGGGATATGTATAAGACATTATCTGTACTTTACAGACCCATTACAATTGAGGGGCAGGGTGGTAGATACGATATTGAGCCGTACAATGGCAAGATAAATGACGAATTTAAAATGATACCATCAGGGGTTGCCTATGGTGCTATGGTTTTTTTTTGGACTATCGGAGCCGACTTACTCAACTCTATCCTGAAGTTCTTGGAAACGAATCCGAGGGTACAGATTCCGAATACGGTATTCAACAAAAGTGGGGATGGTTTAGCTTTGTCCACTGGTTATGTGAGGGAGATATTACAAGAGTTGATACAATTACAAAATACCCCATTTCAAAAACCCTCCTTTGGGCCTGTTACAAAAGTGACATGGCGGACTTGGAAAAACAAGCAATCCAAAAATCATTTAACAAAAACCGATGAACAATAATCACATAGGTACTGCATTCCAAATATTCAAGGAAATAGCCGATGAATTAGGGTGGAATTATAGCCACGGAACATTAGATGAGCATTCTTTGAAAGCAATCACAGTGTATCCATTGTTACACGTTACTATGCAAAATGCATCCCTAACAGATGTAACGGAACAATTCCAATTTAATATTTTGATTGCAGATATTACCAACTACCTAAAAGGTGAAAACGAACAACAGGATTTAGTTGATACATACGAAGAATATGGGTACACGGAGAACCAAAACTATGCCCATATTTTGCAAAATCTATACGTTGCATTTTCACAGAAGCTTTACGCAAAAGAAAAGGAATATTTCAGTCAAATACAATGGATAAGACCAATTGCATTTACCCCATTCACCGAGGGTGGGCAGGATGTATTGACTGGATACAATGTATCAATTACAATCGAATTACAGAACCCTTGGGTAACTGATGGAACTTGTTACTAATGGCAATTAAGTACACCAATACCGAGCAGGTTGCACAACAGATGGCTAATTTCTACGCCTCACAGGCACGATTGGAATTGGAAGCCAAACACACCCGTACTGCTATCCGTGCCAAGTGGAAAAAGGTTGGTAGTGATTGGCAGCCTGTAAACGTAACCAAGCAAAAGGTAAAGGCAAATTATGTTGCATCGGGGAACTTGGTGCGGTCAATTAAACCATTTGTTGATGGGATGGAATTTGGTATCACAATGGATTGGTATGGGGAGGCTATCCGTAGAGGTAGGCAACCATGGCCAAGTGGTAAATTCCGTGGTGGTATGGGTATCCCAACCCGTGCGATGGAACAATGGATAATGAATAAGCGGTTAAGGCCACGAGATCCCGAATCAGGTCAATTTCTAAAAAATACCCGTGCCAACAAAAAGGCAATGGGGTTCATGATGAATCGTAAAATAAAACACTTTGGAATCGAACCTTTTGATTTTCTAAAAAAGGCAACGGTATCCACTAATTTTAAATTTAAAAAGGCATTGGAAGATGCAGTAAAAAAAGATATTCAAAATTATGTCGCTAACATTTGAAGTACAACCACAAGGTAACATGGGTGCAATGTCCCCAATAATCTATCAAGTATATGACACCGATTACAACAAAGCAGGATTTTACTACTTATTTGATGTGTATGTTTGGAATGGCAGTGCATCGTTTCCAGCAACACCAAATTATTCAATTACACGAGATGCCGATACTTTTGCAAATAATCGTGCGTGGATTGACATTCATAAATTAGTTAACCAAGCGTTAACCGAGGATTTCTTGGATGTTGGCACATACAAACCAAACGTAACGGGCGGAGCTTGTTATTTTGGCGTAAAGGCAAAAGGAGTATGGGCAACGGGTTCAGGTTCATACGTTTCCTCCAATATCAAATTGGCAACTAATGGTTG